GAAAGAAGCAGGTACATTTACTGTTTCTCTCAAGCGTAAAGCTAAACGCGCAGACGGTTCAGATAACGGCAAAGTACAAGTTGTCGGCACTAAAGCATCTGACGTTATTGATGTGCGTAGTATCGGCAACGGCTCAAAAGGTAATGTCATCATATGGCAGTACCCTTACGAAGCAATGGGCAGATCAGGTATTGCTTCATCACTAACTAAAGTGCAAGTTGTAGATCTCGTAGAATACACAGGTGCAAACGATGTAGATTTCGAAATGCAACCAGATGCAGATCTTCCTGACTTCAGTAACATCAAGCCAATGACAGATAAAACTGCAGATGAGTTAGGATTCTAAGAATGCTAAGCACCTAAGCATGTGATAGCTCACGTTGTCAAAGTCTATGTAGATTCACTACGACCTCTGGCGTGTATAATAAACTGCTTAAACCCAAGGAGACCGCTCTAACGATATACTTTATGTTCCTTTTGTGTATCGTTAGAGCACTTTTTTTTGTAATGAAAGGAGTAATGATGTCAATATGTGGTGAAATAGAAAATACTCAAGCAACTATAGGTATGTATGTAAGTAAACTACGGAAAATCCTACATGAACCTAACTTAAAGTGTGAAAGCTACAAAAGACGTTTGAGATTATTCTGTGGAGAATTAGAAGAACTATTCGAGCGTCTTGAAATGCTCGAAGATATCGCTGAAGAGTTCGAGCTGCCAATGACAGTCGAAACATTTGTTGATCAACTAGAAAAGAAAGGTACATAATGAGTAAAACTATATTATTATCAGATGAATTTTATGAGCATGATGATCCTGCTGATAACATCGAAAGAGTACTCAAACAAAAGCTTAAAGATAAAGGAGTATCAGAAAGCTGGATGAATGATCATTTAATTATAGATATACCGGAGAAATATAAATGAGTCTAGCAATATCGTACGCACTAGCTCTTCTTGTTATCGTAGGTATGCTAGACTTTTGGCTAAGGACAAAATAATGGGAAAACATAAAGAACTTAATACACGTGAAGATGAAAGGTTAAATAACGTGGCAATAGAAGAACAAATACAAGTTTCATTCAATCCGAATGATAAAACAATAGTGATCTCCATCGACGGCAGAGGCTTGCTCTTAGATATTGAAGAAGCAGCTAAAGTATTTGTAGATCTAGGTCACATACTTCAAGATATAGAAAGGAATACAAATGACAATAGTAAATAAAGACGTATGGGTTACTGTACAAAATCGTGATGTACATAGTGGTTATAAGTTTAGTACATCAGATAAAAACCATAGCTTCGTAAAAGCACTAAGGCAAAATGCAAAGCAGTATAATGATAGACGTAAAGAACTAGCAGAAAAACATAATGTTAGTGATGGTGTACGCACATATCATAGTAACACTGATCCAATACGTGTACGCTTAATGCCTCGTGGTCCTCGCGTAGGTCCTTCACTCAAAGACTTCGGTACACGTAGAAGTTACGATACATATTTACCTATGCGATATGCTACACACTACGATGTATACGTGTATGATCCACGAGATGGCTATGCATTTAAAACTTATAGTCGTGGCTTCAACGATGGTATGACACGAGCTAAGCAAGAAATGATCACTAAGTTAGATAATACTATAGATGCATTAACAGGAGTTATTGATGACAGCAGAGACAGCATATAAACCTCACGAAATGTGGGATAATCAAGGATTGTTTGCTACACCTAATAGTATAGAAGAACTTATGCAACATCCTTTAGTAAAGCAAAATCACGATTTAGGAACAGTAACATGCACAATGATGATGTACAACGTAATGGTAAACGAGATAAACAAAGTGATAACATTATACAATTCAAGTCAAGAAGAACTGAACAAACTGAAGAATGGAAGTTCTCATTAGAAGTCTATCAAGTTAACGATAAAAATGCTTATACTTTCAATATCTTATTACCAGAAGATAATCCATTAGATGACTTCAGTATTGCAGATATTCTAGCTCGTGCAGCATTCCAAGTTTCACCACATGATGAAGGTGATATAGGTTTCGAGCCTGAAGAAGGTAATGATGGTTGGGTTGACGATGATGAAGAACTGCTTAGCTATGTTATAAAAGGTAATAAGGAATTAAATGATGACTAAAAAAGATTATGTTGCAATAGGTCAATGGCTACGTATACATGACATTCCTCGTATACTAGATAAACATTGTAATGGGCAAGCACTAGATTACCTTATACATGTAATACTAGCAAAAGATAATCCTAAGTTCGATGAGCGTAGGTTTAAAAAATACATATGGGCAGAAATAGATACTGAAGGTCTCATGGCCGAATAAAAAAACCCCTAGGTACCGTAATGGTATCTAGGGGTTTTATTTTTTGTGTAACCGACAAAAAGAAAAAGTAAACAATCAGTTCGCGCGCGGCACGAGCTCAATTAGTTTTCTATCAAGCTCCTCATCCGACAACTCTTCAACCGACAATTCGGTGTTAGTCTGATCTATTCGAGCCAACTTCGGTGACTCAAACTCTGCGAGGCTCTTAGCAAGATCTGCGGCTGTATCATAATCTTCTTCAGATAAAGCCTTATGCATGAGAACCTTGAGTACATCTATAGAACTCATGTCAGCTTCTTCAATTACATCTTTCTTAAATAACTTCCAGTCTCGCATAGACATCTTAAGTTTCTCGCGGGCCTCTGTATTAGCCTTACGGGCAATCACCGAGTTTTTCTGAGCGCTCTGAGCCTTCTCTTTAGTAAAGAATGGTTTAAGATTCTTTAAACTATTGGGGTGTGTAGACATTCTATGCTCTCCTTATAGGAAACTCTATTGATCAAAACACCCAAGAGTGTTTTGTTTTATAGTATTTCATTAATCATATTCTCTAAAAGGAGAGTATATAACAAAGAAAGGGCTACCTATGATAGCAAACTCTAAAACTACAGATGCTTTAGGTATATCAACAACACTAGGAGCATCAGAAATAACAGCTTCTAATGTATTACGTGAAGCTGCAGACTTAAAAGACTTGAAGTCTAAAGACTACCAAGGCAGTACATGGTCAGAAGATGATTACTTTCCATTTGGTGCACAGAGTTACATACATATGATACACACTAAATATTTACGTATGCGTAACATTGCAGAAGGTGAACAGAAAACTAACTTCGAAGCACTAGATGATACTCTTATAGACATGGCAGTATACTGTTGTATGTATGCAGCTAAGATTAGAAGAGATAAAGAATATCAAGATGACTTCACACAGTTTGAAAAGATAACGAGAGGTTATAGTCAAGATGGCTAAATACGAATCAAGTGATGACTTTATACAGTACTTCGATATTAATGTAACTATCGAGCGTACTTATAGAATAGCAGCTGACTCAGCAGATCATGCACTAGATAATTTTGCTGAAGGCAGATATGATCCTAAAATAGATCTTGTAAAAGAAAATGTTTATTCAGAAGTGGACAACGATTATGTATAGAAACTACTATGTAGAAGATATAAAGACTGAGTTTAAGCATATGATAGATAACGACCAGCTTAGACACGGTATGGTAGAGATTAGAGGTGCAACCTTTATAGCTGATCAACCATGTATGTTTGGTAAACCAAATCAAGAGTATATCGATGCAGAGATACAATGGTACGAATCAGAAAATAAATCTGTATATAGATTATTTGATATATACGGTAAGAAAGTACAGATCTGGGAAAATGTTGCAGACGAGTATGGTGAAGTTAACTCTAACTATGGCTGGTGTATATACTCTAAAGAAAGAGGTAATCAGTTTATAAATGCATACCGTCATTTAATAGACGACCCATACACACGCCAAGCTGTACTTATTTATCAACATCCAGATATGCATTTGATAGCAGGTAAAGACTTTACTTGTACTAATATGCAGCAGTTCTTTATTGTAGATAATAAGTTAGAATGTGTAGTACAAATGCGTTCGCAAGACGCAGTATTTGGCTACAACAATGACATCGCATGGTTTAAACATGTGCAATTAAAGATGTTAAATAAGATAAACGATATGAGAAAACTTATAGGTGCACAAGAATTATCTCTTGGTCCTATAACTATGCAAGTCGGATCACTACACGTTTATCCTAGACACCAACACTACATATGGAATTATGTGAGTTAACTTTGAGGGCACTTGGAGTAAAACATGAGTGATAGTAAAGATGATATGGGACCTGGTCCTATGCCTACAGATGATCCGTCAGACGACTGGTCTAAACATGTAGATAAAATACCTATAACAAAAGGAGAAAGATATGATGGCACTATTTCAAGTACTACTAGTACTGATGATGTTACAAGCGGCAAACCCCTTCGTAGCACCGACGATAGAAGAGCCTCCCGCAGAAGCGGAAGAGTAAAATGAAACGGCGAAACCCTGTAGCTAAAGCCTTGCATAACCCTAGGTTTAAGCTCAGGGTTATTGCTGACAGAACTAAAAAGATATTTAGAAAAAGAAAACATAAAAATAATTATAGAAAGGATTCATAATGAGTTCATGGCCTAATGATATAGCAGATATGCATGAGAAATTTGGTGTAACTAAGTGGGTTAACGAAGCATCGTTCCACAAACAAAGTGAACTACTAAAACTTCGTATGCGTATGCTATTAGAAGAATTTCAAGAAACAATGGATGCATACTTACAAGAAGACAAGCAAGAGTTTGTTGATGGTCTTGTAGATCTATGTGTTATTGCTATTGGTACTATGCAGATTGCAGGAGTTAATCCACAAGAAGCATGGAACGAAGTACTACATGCAAACAAATCTAAAGAAGTAGGTATTAAAGAAGGTAGACCTAATAAACTAGGATTACCTGACTTAATTAAACCCTATGATTGGGAAGAACCACTGCATGTAGATAACTTCGGTAAATTAAAACACTTATTTAAAAGTGATTGGGAAACTTTAAGTTAAGGAGAGTAACAATGCCAAGAGGTTTATGGGATAATATACATGCGAAACGTAAAAGAATAAAAGCTGGATCAGGTGAAAAGATGAGAAAGCCAGGAGCTAAAGGTGCACCAACATCTAAAGCTTTGAAAGATTCGCAAAGTAAAAAGAAAAAGAAAGGGAAGTAAATGAAGTATGCTGTAATGTTTGAACCATTTGATAAGCTTGAGTATGTGTGTAGACCTATAGAAACATATGCAAACAAAAAAGATTATTGGCTTTCAGATAGCACGCCACTGTTGTTTAATAACAAATGCATGGCTCAAATGGAAGCAGATAAATGGAACACAGGTATAGTAGTAGAATATATGGAGAGTAATAATGGCAAAGAAGAAAGGCTGTAAAAAGAAATGAAAATAAAATTAATTACTGCACTAACAGAAACATTACGTAGACGTAGAAATATGAACGCTACTGTTGATGCACTTAGTAGATTAAACGATAGAGATCTACAAGATATTGGTATTCACAGAAGCCAAATAGAAACTGTAGCACGAGGAGTTATTGACTTCCATAGAAGCGTGCGCGATGTCACAGAAAGGACAACAGATGATAGCAACACAGATCAGAGTTTCAGCTGAGTTTATAAAATACAGAGCTGAAAAAGAAAAGTTATATAATAGACGTGGTAGAGATCGTAAGAAATTTCTCATGGATCTTGACTGTGAAATATATGAATGGTATATGATCGACATAGGTGAGTGGAAAGCTCACGATGATTGGCGTATAGATGCTGTGTTAAAAAACGTTCACAGCGCATTACCAAGTGAAGATACGGAGGCTAATATCGATGTTAAGTTCATTAAGAAATGGTATAACCTTTCTAATACAAAGATGCTTAACTTTGTTAAACAACATGACGTTATACATGGATACCTCTTCATGGAATGGGTATACGAACCAACAAGACCGTTGGAAGAAGGAGACGACGTCGCATGTAGACAAGTCAGATACCTACCCTACTCAGATCTTGCAAACATTATACAAATCTCAAGAGGTAAATGGGGAGGATTCTATGCTGATGTCAGAGGCACCTTATGATTTCGTTGCTCAGCAGCCACAAAGAATTTATACTTGTGTAAAGTGTAAGAAGAAATTTAACCGTATGCTAATGGACAAAGGTAGAATATGTCCTAAGTGTAGTAATAATATAGAAACAGAAGATAAATAGAAAGGACATAGCATGAAGTTATGTTATGACATAGAAACGGATGGACTCAATGCTACAAAAATACATTGTCTTGTTGCTCAGAACCTTGAAACAGGTACTGTATACAAATTTGCGGATGAAAGTATCAGGCATGCTAACATCATTGACGGAGTCAGGCTACTCGAAAACGCCACGCTACTTGTCGGGCACAACATCATTGGATTCGACAACATCCAAATAGATAAACTATATGGAACAAACTTGAACTCAAAGAGATGCCATGATACATGGGTTATGTCTCAAGTATTACGTTACAAACGTGATCACAAGCATGGGCTTCAAGGATGGGGCGAGTATCTTAATAATTCTAAGATAGAGTTTGATCAGTGGGATCAGTACTCTAAAGAAATGATGAGATATTGTACGCAAGATGTTAAGCTAAATGTACAAGTATATAATAAATTACTTGAAGAGTTTAATCAAGTTAAGAAACGAAACCCCTTGATTACTAAAGGTATGAAGATAGAATTAGATACTGCTGTCTTCAATGCTAGATGTAAGACAGATGGCTGGAACTTTGATGTTGATAAAGCTAAGCAGTCAGTAATGAATATGACTACTCGTATGAACGATATTGAATACGAAATAGAACCTCAACTAGGTACTAGAAAGATATTCATAGATAAAGAACCTAAAACTCCTAAGTTTAAGAAGAACGGAGAGTATACTACAACTACTATAAGAATGTTACGTGAGTACTTTGATAAAGAAGTAATGGCTACTGATACGCATCTTATGCCAGCCGGAGAAACATTCCAAAGATTTAGAGTAGAAGATGTTACATTAGGATCTATGGATCTTGTTAAAGACTGGCTGATTACTAAAGGCTGGGTTCCAGATGAGTATCAAAAGAAGAAAGTAGGATTTCAGTGGGTAACGACTGGTCCTAAGCTAACATCCACATCTTTACGTAAGATGGGTAAAATAGGAGAAATGATAGATGATTACTATACACTACGAAACCGTCGTTCTGTACTCAGTACTTGGCTTGAGTGCCTTCGTGATAATCGCCTGCATGGCAATATGTGGACTATTGGTACACCGACATTCCGCGCAAGGCATGAGGTTATTGTTAATCTACCTGCGGTATCTGCTCCTTGGGGCAAAGAGCTTCGAGAAGTATTCAAAGCGGACGAAGGAGAAGTCTTAGTTGGAGCTGACTCATCAGGCAATCAGCTGCGAGGCTTATGCCATTATGTAAACAACAAACAGTTTACACATGAGGTATGCTATGGTGATCAACACCAACGTAATGCTGAGATACTTGGATGTGATAGACCTAAAGCTAAAACATTCTTGTACGCTTACTTATTCGGTGCAGGTGATGCTAAGCTAGGTCAAAGTCTAACAGGTAAACTTAACGCAAGTCGCGGTAAGAAAGCACGTGATGACTTTGCTAAAGGTATTAAAGGACTAGGTGAACTAAAGACTAAGCTTAGTAATGCTTGGCGTAATACTAAACAACGCAGTGATGAAGGCTGGTTTCCTGCCGTAGATGGTAGACCTGTATTCTGTCCTGCTGAACATCAAACATTAAACTACTTACTGCAATCGATGGAAGGTATAAGTTGTAAAGCTGCACTGTCCTATTCTATGAACGAAGTTAATAGACAAGGACTACGTGCGAAGCCCCGGCTATTCTATCATGACGAGCTAGCATTTACATCTCATCCAGATGATGCAGATAAAGTAGGTAAAATATTACAAGATGCATTTACTGAAGCACCAAAGTGGTTCAACATTAACTGCATGAACGGTGGTGATTATGTGAAAGGAGAAACTTATGCAGACATCCACTAATTTAGATACAATATCTACTGATTCACTTGTATTAGTAGATGCAGACTCTATATACTTTAGAGCTGCATGTATATCTAATAAGAAAAACGATATACGTAAGAGTATAGACCATACAATGTCAGAGATAGAGGCGACGTGTATGATGGGTAAATTACAAGTTGCTGTCAAAGGCAAAGGTAATTTCAGAAAAGATCTATACCCTGAGTATAAAGCTAATCGTAAAGAAATAGATGATAAGCTAAAGAAAGCTCTTGACTACGGCATGGATCACATGTTATCTAACTATGATGCTGTTACAGCAGATGGTATGGAAGCAGATGATCTTGTAGCTATCTGGGCTTATGAAGCTAGAGAATTAGAGATGCCTTACTTTATAGTAGGTATTGATAAAGACTTACTTCAAATACCAGGTAATCATTATAACTTTAACAAACAAGAACATACATTTGTTGATGACGATGCAGCTGACCTTAATTTAAACTTACAATGTTTAATAGGTGACAACTCTGATAACATTCCAGGTATCAAAGGTATAGGTAAAGTTAAAGCCGCTAAGATACTAGATGGAGTTCCAATGGATAAACGTTGGGACCGTGTTAAACAAGAGTGGAAATCCAATAACGCGGGAGATCCTGACGTAAGTCGTCGGCTATTAACTATGTTAAAATCATGGAAGGAATATGACGACATTAGACAACAGATTCAAGACGAAGCCTCTGTCTGCGAACAAGATGTTCGGAGCGAGGGGCAAGAGGACATTCAAAAGTCCTGAATATGTTGCGTATCAGAATGAGATACGCGATGACTTAATGGGAACGGATTGGCCATTCAAGACTGATCCGGTCTCGTTCATTGTAAACGCAGGCTTATCTAATAGAGGAGCCGATATTGATAACGTAATAAAACCTATCTTAGATACGTATCAAGGTATCTTTGAAGAGTTTAATGATAACAAGGTATACTATGTCGAACTACACAAAGAAATCGTTAGCAAGGGAGAAGAGTTTCTCAGGATTAGAGTTGCCTCCCATAACGGAGCTTGAAGAATATAATAATATTAAATCAAAGAAACAAAAGAGGATTAGTAATAAACTTAAAGCGTCTAAAGAAAGACGAGTAAGAAGATTACACAGAGAAGAAAGATGGAACTGAATGGCTTATGTACAAACAGCATGTCCGCACTGCAATTCATCGGACGCGTACACAATATATGATGATGGAGCTTACTGCTTCTCATGCCAATACTCAACTAAAAAGAAAGACTATAATATGAAAGATGTAATAGAAGAAGATAATGAATCAGCGTTTACGTTTGTTGAAGACATAGCTTCATACAAGAGTTACCCTATAACTTCACGTAAGATATCACAGAAGGTTGTAGACTACTTCAATGTGAAGATGTCTGTTGATTCAGAAGGTAAACCTGCTTCACACTTCTATCCGTATACTAAAGACGGACAAGTGGTAGCATACAAAGAAAGAATATTACCTAAAGATTTCCGTACACACGGTGACTTTAAGAAGACAGAATTATTCGGCCAAGCTCAAGCAGTAGGCTCAAAGACTTTAGTAATAACTGAAGGTGAGTTAGACTGTATGGCTGTAGCTGAAGCATTCATGTCTCACTATAAAGATAGAATATTTCCTGTAGTTTCGTTGCCATCTGCAACAGGAACTCGTGCTCTGCTTGATCAGAGAGAATGGGTTAATAAGTTTGAATCAGTTATACTTATGCTAGACAATGATGAAGCAGGTAAGAAATCACTAGAGCTATGCGCTAAGATCATAGGTGCAGGCAAGGTTAAGATCGCCTCTCTCAGAGGTAAAGATCCTTGTGAATCACTACAAAAGTACGGTGCTAACGCCATACTACGAGCCATCTGGGATGCACAGACATGGTCTCCTGCAGGTATAGTAGTAGGTGAAGATATCTGGGCTGAGTTTAAAGCTAGACAGAACACAGAATCTGTACCATACCCTTCATGTTTATCAGGTCTTAACGATAAACTTAAAGGTATTAGACAAGGTGAGATTACTTTATTCACATCAGGTACAGGCTCAGGTAAATCAACTGTAATCAAAGAGATTGTACTTGATTTACTAGAAAAGACTGATGATAAGATAGGTCTTATATCTCTTGAAGAATCAGTAGGTGATACTGCAGAGAAGTTTATATCAATGCAACTACGTAGGCCTGTAATGGATCCACCTCCTTTGACTGATAAAGAATTAAGAGCAGGCTTTGATGCTGTCTTTGGTGATGAAAGGTTAGTACTACTCGATCATCAAGGTTCTGTTGGTGATTCAAGTCTTATAGATAAGATAGAATATATGGCATTGATGGGTTGTAAGTACCTAGTTCTAGACCATATCACTATTGCTGTATCAGAAGGTACAGAAGGTTTATCAGGTAATGAAGCTGTAGATAAGATGATGTCTGATCTACTTAAGGTAGTAAAGAAACATAACGTATGGCTCGGCTTAATCTCTCACTTACGTAAAGCTCAAGGTGGTACAAGAAGTTTCGAAGAAGGTAAGCTTGCTTCTATCGATGACATCAAAGGCTCAGGTTCTATTAAGCAAATATCATTTGATATAATTAGTTTTGCCAGAAACCTAGTAGCTGATGATGAATTAGAACGTAACACAATAATGTTTAGAGTATTAAAGTCTAGATTTACAGGTCTAACAGGTAATGCTGGTGCTGCAACTTATGATATTAATACTACAAGACTATCTAAAGTAGGAGACTTTGCGTTTGAAACAGGAACGTTATGATAAGATATACTTAACGGTAGCTCACGTGTTTAGTCAGCTATCGTTTGACAATGAAATAAAAGTTGGAAGCATCATAGTCCGTAATGGACAGGTGCTTTCACAAGGGTTTAATGGTATGCCAACAGGTATGTGTAATCACACAAGACATTCTGATGGTATTACTAGACCTGAGGTTATCCACTCAGAAGCTAACGCACTTATGAAGTTAGCTAAAACAGGTGGCAGCTCTGAAGGAGCTACGATATATACTACACATTCACCCTGTATGGAATGTGCTAAACTTATACTACAAGCAGGGATTATTAGAGTAGTATACGACGAGACGTATGATAGCTACGCGCTACAATTTTTAAAAGAAAGAGGACTGGATGTCAAAACCTATAGATCAGGTGACCAAGTACCTATTAGAGAAAGTCGAGAGGATAAACGTAAACAATCCGAAAGCTAACTCTGGTGGTGTACTTTTAAAGTTACATAAAACATACGAAGAAGATATGGATATGTTTGTGAACATCGCATTGCAGACAATACAGATACTATTTACAAAAGACACTAGTGATAGTCCAGCAGGAACATCACAGCTGACTAACACATCATTTAAAATCGGACAGCACATACACCGTATACTTAAACGAGATAAAGTACCATGGTCTATGGAGCTAAGGCTAGGTGATTTGTTTGTTGAAGCATTTTACAATTGCGGTTATATAGATTTATATTACCCAAGAATAAGAGACAGCAGCCACATAATATCTGCTACACCTAAGTGGATTGAGCTTGCTGACTTACATGAAGCAACTACTCGTATTAATCTAACAGCTACGATTACTACGATACCAAAGTCTATTACTTCTATGGTGCAGCGTGATCGTCACTTAGTTATAAAGAATAAACTTAAAGACGATAAGTTAGATCTCAGTCAACCATACATCAATGCAATGAATAAGCTACAGAAAACTGGTTGGCGTATCAACAGAAGAATATATGATGCACTAATAGATAACAAAGGTAACTTCTTACAAGAAGAACCTTATAAAGATAACGATGCTAAAGAAATGAAGCGGCGTAGTAAAGCTATGGAATGGAAGTTCATTATGTCTAAGGCAAAGCTACTGAAAGAAGAAGATGTATTCTATCAGTACGTTGATGCTGACTATCGTGGTAGAACCTATTACATAGAACCTTTCTTAAACTTTCAAGGCTCAGACTTATCTCGTGGTATGCTTAAGTTTGCACGTGGTAAACCGATGACAGACGCTGGGTTATTCTGGTTAGCAGTTCATACTGCTGTTAGCTATAATGAAAGCTATAAGATAGATGAGATACCTGATTGGGTTGAGCAAGATTATAAATTGTATCTTGAATCAGAAGGATTAGAGGATATCTCTGTAGACAAGATGACGCTAGAAGATAGAGTTAACTGGGTAAACAATAACATGGATTGGATTGTAGACTTAGGGCAAGCTGCTTCTTTTGTACCTTGTGAAAAGACTGTATCATTCTTAGCATGTTGTATTGAATGGTATGACTATCATGAAGCTAAGAAAGATCATAGACTTCATATGACCCACTTACCTATACCTATTGATGGTAGTAACAATGGCTGGCAACACCTTGGTTCTATATCTAAGGACGTACAGACAGGAGATCTTGTTGGTTTAATTCCTATTGAAATACCTAAAGACTTCTATGTACAGACAGCTAAAGAACTAATCAGCTTAACTAAAGACGAACGATTATGTTCTATATTAAACTCAATGCCGATGAAACATATTCGTAAAGGCATAACTAAACGTGGATCTATGACGCGAGCTTACTCTGCAGGTGCAGGTAAGATAGCTGAGAACATGTTCTTTGATTGTAAAGCAGAGGACTACCACACTACATATGGTATTACTCAAGATGATTGTAACAAGTTTGCAAAGATTCTAATCAAAGCTATAGATAAAGTATGTCCAGGTCCATTAAATACTATGGCGTACTTGCAACAACTAGCTTCATTTGAAATAGGAAAGTACAAGAAGTTTTCTCCTGATGGAGAGCCTGCTGGTAAAGAATACACTGATGTTATTACTAGGCAGAAAGAACTTTATGTACAGAAAGATAAGACAGATGAAGAACTACAGGAACTAAGTAAGCTAGTACAGTTTATAAACTCATACGAATCAAGAAAGATTTATGGTAACGGTGAGGATAAACTATGCTGGACTACACCATCAGGTTTTCCTGTAGAGTATACTAACTTTCAGATGCAGCGGCGTAAAGCTAAAGGTACTATCAGTGGGTATACAACTTATAATAAACGAGGAGCAGTACAACACTGTGCACAAGTAGCAACTAAACTTCCTGATATAAGAGGATTTATGACAGGAATATCTCCTAACTTTGTACACTCTATGGATGCCAGTCATATGGCATTAGTTATAGACGACTGGAACGGAGAGTTCGGTGCTGTACACGATAGCTTCTCAACTCACGCGTGTGATGTAGAGTTATTACTCGCTCACACTAAACGTAAATTCATAGATATGTATGATGTAGATAACTTCTACAACTATATTGAAGGAGAACTAATAACAGATAAAGAAGGAATAGATGTTGAACAACCAGAATTAGGTAGTCTAAATATAAATGACATAGAAGATTCTGACTATTTCTTTGCTTAAGGAGGAGCTAAATGCCTAGAAGTTATAACTATCTGGCACTGCGAGGCGCTGATGTAGATGATAAAGAACTACAAGAACAGTATCCGCAGATACCAGAAGATGCATTATATACACCGAAGATTAACGAAATGATGTTAGACATTGTATACAATCAGAATATAGAAGCAGGTCAAACAGAAGAAGAAGCAACCAATAACAAGAACATAGCAGCACGAGGACTGAAAGAACTGTACGCTAAAAACGGATTGCTTTAATAAAAAACCCCAATAGATTTCCATACGGATTTCTATTGGGGTTTATTTTTTAATTAATGAGAGAAGTATTGTAACGGTATCATTGTATACGAGCCATCACGATTGCGATGTTTGTATCCTTCTGATCTAAGTTTCTGCATTAACTTCTGTTTCTTATTATTTGTTTTTATTATCATTTTAGTTATTTGGTTTCTAAAATCTAACTGTTTATAGAACTCATCTACAAAAGCATAGTACTGTCTGTACGTTATGTTAGGTGATGGTTGCCAGTTAGGATTCTGCGGATCATAAGTATATCCTACTTTTTGCATAGCGTTTCTCATACTATCGACCCATACTTTTGCTTGTAAACCAAAGCTTGATTCATCATGAGGCGCCATCTTACCTAGTCTTCTAGCAAGTTGAGTACCACTATAAGTTTTCTTCTTACCATCTTCAGTTGTTGTACCTGTATGATCTTCTAACATATACTTCATATACAAACCATCTATGTCTGATATAATATCATTGCCTTTCTCTTTAAGAACTGCAGCTTTATTTTTCTCATAGCGTTTCATAAGTTGTAGAGTAGAATCTTTATAAGCCTGCAAGTAAGAATAGTTTATACATTCCTTCATCCAGTTCTTATTAACTTCTCCTAATACTAAATCATAATTGTTTGCATCCATTTTAAACGCATCATATATAGTAAACATATACGGGCTACCTTTTCCGGCATTAGATATATCATTCCATGATTTACCTGTGTAAGTCTTAACAACTGTCACAGCATCTAAAGATTGTATAGGTCCAGGTAAAGCACCACCATACGAATGTCTTCCTGGTTCAGAACCTTTTGCTGTAACTAATGGTGCTGACGAAGTCATACGCTTTTTGTAATGTGTAACTGTACGTTGTTTACCCTTACCGCTCTTATCATATATAGTATATGTAGTTTTATCTGCTGTCTCTGCACCTTCTGATACAGCTCTACCAAATGCTAGCTTACCTATACCACCAGGCCCATCAATGACTTGTATTTCATTTAGAACTGCAAACATACCTGATGACGCACGTGTTAAAGATCTAGAAGCAATAGCATCTACAGACATAACCTCAACTAACGACTCAGAATATTTTGAGTTCAAAGCTTTAGCTAACTCATCTACATTATTATTAAATCCTAGCTTTTTATTCTGCATAATATATGCATAGCTTTCTACAAAAGCTGGGTTTGCTTCTTGTAGTTTAAGGTTAATAGCATCTCTAAAGTTAACCCAAAAACTAAACAGTTCCATACCATAACCATAAGTCATAGTTGTATCTTTGTTTAATTGTCTATAAGAATATAACTCTGCTGCAACGGTATTAAGATGATCGATTGCAGTTGCTCCATCGGCAGGATCAAAGTTTATATCAGGCCAACCATCATTTAAAGAAGCAACAGCAAGATCTTGTAACTGATCTCTTACATCTCCTTCATCTAATAGTTTATCTACGCCTCGTCGTATAACACCTGTACGTAAAGCAGTCTCTTCACTACCCATCTGTACACCATTAGATGCTATACCATTTGTCTTACCATCTATGTAAGCGTTAAAGTATGTATGGAAAGGTTTGTTATCTGTCATTGCGTCTACGTAATTAGCGTAGTCAATTAACCCATCAATGTACATTAATCCATCTTGGCCTTTATCTTTTATCTTAGCTATTAAATCAGCGTGTAGTGTAGGATCTAAGTTCATAGAACTTTGTACTCTAGCCATAGCTTCTGCTGGAAAATCAGGACTATCTAAAGGTATCTTTGCAGCGATAGCATCTGATACTGCGTCATAGTCTGCATCACTTACATTCTGTAAAGATCTTAATACGTCTCCATCTTTCTTTAGTTCTGCACTTGCAGCTTGTAAAGCGCGTTCTCTTGCAGAAGGTAGTAAGCCATCAGCTCCATCTACTAACATAGCCGCATACATCTGTCTTAAGTTTTGATCTACTTGATCTCCTCTTCTATTAACAAATGCTGCTTTAGCTCCGCGTGTTACAAACCTAGTTATCTTAGATGTAACAGGATTAAAATAAGTTTGCTGCGGTAGTATCCTATAGTTGTATGCTAACATAGAATAAGATAAATAGTTTGCTTGATTTCTAGCATCTGCAATAGCACTAACTTGCTGAGCATAACTCATAGTAATACTTTCCATAACTCTATCAGCATTATATACCATAGACTCTGGAATATCTAACTCACCTTGTTTCTGCCATGCTCGCGCTGCACTATTAAATTGATAACCTTGTTTCTGAAGTTCAGAAACTTCTGCAGCTTCTTTAGATTTAAACTCATTAGACTTAGTCTCACCCATACCGTGTATTTCTGATTCCCAAGTAGTAGCATCAGCAGCTTGCAGATGACCTAACAATGTAGCCATCATTATCTTACCACGTCTTTTGTCTACAATATGAGCAACTGTACTAGCATTCTTCATAGCTTTTAAAGTAAGCTCACTTTCTTTCTGACCTAAATTACCTAGTACTACTTTAGTAAAAGATGCTATGTCACCCTCATCTATAGTACCACCTGGTTGCGGAGCAGAAAAAGGTTTTATAGGTTGTTTACTAAATATAGAAGCTCTTCGCTCTTTACCTTGTATCAAGTTAAGTCGACCGGCTTCACTTAACTGAAACGTTGATTGATCTTTCTTACCAGTAACTTCATTATACGCACCGTCAAGTCTTGTAATCATATCAGGATTTAAGTTCGCATATAACTCTTTAAAAGCACCACCTAATGTTTCAGCTTCTTTTCTAGTTAAATTAGTTTTGTTAGCTTCAGGTACCATACGCTGATATTCTTTATGTATCTGATTACCTAACGCACCATTACCTTTAGCAATAGTAATATCTTTACCTTCTAACTCTCTAGCTTTTTCTATTTTTCTCTGTTCAATAGGTGATATTCTTTTAGTCTCAGATCTAGGCTTACCTGTAAGCTCATCTATTTCAAACTCACCTTCAAAATCTTCAAGATAACTTAAATCTGCTAATGCATTTTCAGTAACAGCTAAGCCTATTCTATTGTACATATCATTAGGTACTTGCTTATTTAAATCTCTATTAAACTCTAAGGCACCTGCTTTCATAACAGCATTTACTATAGAACCTGAATCTGACTGATTTATATTTGCTGCTTCTTGTTGTGTAGCAACATCAACTGTAGTTGGTTCTCTTATAACTGTACGAGTTCCATCAGGATTATTTCTGTATTTAGCTGTCGCTCCTGCTTCAGTCAACATAGAAGTTGCTGCAGGATTATTTAAATTAGTAGGAGTAACACCAAGTATATACTCACCATTTGCTAATTTAACCTGTGCACGTTTAAGTCTTTCATCAAAGCCTCCATTAGATGCAGACTTACTATCAGGTTTTATAGGATAATACTTGTTTCCTAGTGGAGCAAACCTTTGAGGTTCTTGAGATGAGCTACGTTCAGCCATGCTCAAAACACTTGGTTCACCTTCATTAATAAATGGACCACGTTCTCTGGTATTTTCTACCGTAATAGCAGGTGGTCGTTGACCTACCTCACTTGATCCAGTAGCTTCTGCCTCTAACGCTGCTGTAAGAGCAGCAGACATAGCTTGATTATCTGGTGAGTTAACAATATCATCATCAGATACTGTTGCTCGCTTTAACATATTTAATTGGTTTTCAACTGCGTCTCCGCCCGAAGCTATAGATCCTCGACCCGTCGTTATTGGTAATGCCATACTATTTATCCTGTACTTTTAAAGTTCCATCTGTCCGCAAACTCTCCTGCTTGCGTACCTATTTGATTGAAAGGTCCTAAGACTGGTGTAACTTTCATACCTAATCTTACGCCTTCTCCTACGTCTCCTCTTACAAACTTACCAGCAGCTCGTGCTACACGCTTACCATAACCTATAGCAGGCGCTTCACTAGCTGCACTATTAAATACCCAACTTGTTGTATCACTAGATCGTTGCTCATACAAAGGCATGAACTGATCTATTATTCTTTCAGTTGTACCAAGTAATCCAGAAGATCTTATACCTCTCTCAATATACTCTGAGTCATCTAAGTAAGGAGACTTACCACCATACTTAAGAATATCTTTTATATACTGTGAAGCAAAGCTTAGCATAATCATAGTTGCCATAGTAGCAAATGCATTATACTTTAATGCTGGAGTACCACGTTTAACATACTCTCCCCATAATTTAGGTATATGGTTAGCTGTAAACGTAGCTATAAAACCTTGAAACTGGAAGAACAAAGCAAACCTAGGATCTTGATAAATTAAAGGTCTGTTAGCTGCATCAGGTAATGCCGCTGCTTCTCTAATAAAAGTATACGTAGCTTCACGCAATTGCTTCTGCATTATTTCAGTCTTAGCTTGAAGATTACCTGGACCTGTAGATACCTGTGAAGGACCTATAAAATCTACACCTGCTGTAATTAACTCTGAATCAAATATTAAATCAATAATATTATCAACACCATCAACTCGTAAACCTAAGTCTCGTAGTTGTGCTTCAGCTTC